TAACCGCATCAGTTGCTCCCTCGACACCTTCAGGTGAGGTTACTGAATCTATTTTATTATCAACTAAATCTTCTGCTTTATCCGATACTTTATCTTGTACTTTATCAGTTATACTATACTTTGCTTTATCTAACACAGTATCCGTTGCGCCACCACCTTTTCCTGTAACGAACTCCCAAACTTTCATTGCACCGGCTTTTACCAAATTAGCAAGCCATGATGCACTCGCAGTAACCCATCCCCACATTTTCATTAAAAGACCTCCAGAAAAAGAGTTTAAAGTTTTCATAGCCGTTCCTATTGAACTCATTCCTGTACCCAATTGACCCATTAATATGACACCCTTTCCTAATGCACTTATAAATCCTCCACCCCATTCGTTTACTATCGCACTTACACTCTCCTTTATTGCATTAAAGTCTTCAGTTATTGTACCAGCATTTTCAGCAATATTCTGCTGATTCATATACATCTTCTCTAATTCCGCCACACTTATTCCTAATGCGGCAGCCGCTGCATCTTTTTGATACACATCCATTCTATCCCATTCAGCCTTATCCCCCAACTGTCTAAGTATTTCAGACATCGCCTCTTCCTGCTTACCCATATAGAATAACTCTCGTGCTCTACTTAAATTCAGGTCTTTACCTAACATTGCACTAGCTTCTAATTCTTTTTCAATTGAAGTTTCGAAATCTAATAATGTATCTGCTATTTTAGCAGTAGTTGCAAAAGTTACACCCAATTGTCTAGCTTGTATAGCTGCGTTCTTAATGTTATCTCCACTTCCTTTTGCATATTTTGCAAAAGCTTCTCCATTAGCCGCTAAATCTTTCATTACTGCTGAAGGTAAAACTCCTCTTAATTTTGCAGTAGCCTGAAGTGATTTAAGCATATTAGCTGCTTGGTCCGAAGTTGAACCTCTCATCTTACCAAACTCCGATGTTAGGTATGCTGCCTCAGTACCACTTATACCCATATTATTTGCAATCAAATTGGTATTCAATTGAGTACCAAATGATGCTTCACCCATATCACCTAAATTTTCAGCTAATCCTTCTGCTACTTGCTGAGATTCTTTAAATCCCATTCCTAAAATTCCTGCTGATGCAGTAAATCCGTTGATTTCCTGACCCACCATTCCAAATGCCTTTTGCATCTCAAACACCTTACCAACAACTTTACCTACTCCAACTATGAGTAATCCAATTGCCAATGATGGTTTCTTCAATGCAGCAGTTATTTGATTAGCAACTGCATTTAATCTACCTTTCATTTCATCAACTTCCTTAGTTAACTCTTTATAAGCCGTTATCTCATCATCGGTTAAACCATTCATTATTTCTAATTCACGATTCGCCTTTATCAAATTTTTATTAAAATCTCCAGCGATACCAGCTAAATGAGAATTACCCGCTAATAAAGTTACATTATCTTTAATGAGTTGGTCGTACATACCCTGTGCAGCTTCTAAATTTGCAGCCGCTGCTTTTTGTTCGTCTTTTGTACCACTAGCTGCGTTTAACACATCTCTTTGTGCTTCTGCTATAAGAGTTCCGGCTGTTGCAAGTTCATGTGCAAAATTTATCTCAGCAGGGTCAGTTAAACTAACTTGAATCTTAGTTAATGATTTAAGTTGTTTATCCATCGTAGTAAAAGATTTTCCCAACTCAGAAGTTGCTCTTTCCGATAATGATATTTGTGATGCTAAATCTGTAAATTCAGCAGTAGTGGTTTTTATACCTTTTGCTTTACTAATGTAGGATTCAGTTTTTCTAATCTTTTCTTCGATTGCAGTTATTGCAGCCGCATCTCCACTTCTTTGGGCAGCCGCTAGTTCAGCCTGTTGTCTGGCTAAATTTTCGGTTGCCTTAGCTTCGGCATTAATTAGTTTTACTTTATCTGACATTTAATTATTTCTTCTTATTAATCTTATCTAAGATTTTTTGCAAATCATCTAAAGAATCACTTGTATTTCTAAGTGCTTTTGCTAATTCTGGATTTCTTTCCGCAGATTTTTCTATGAAATACTTATCTAATCCTCTTTTATAGGAATCCATAAAACTATCTACGAATTTGTTAAGAATCCCTTCTTTTATAGGTTGTTTCATTGTGAGTATATTTTTACTAATATAAATATTGGATAAAAAAATAAGGGGATATTACTCCCCTTATTTTATCTCATTCTTACTTTAGATGATGGAGCTTTAACCTTCCTACTCATCTTATCATGCTCTTCTTTTTCTTTCTTTTTAAGGTCTATCAATTTCTTAAGATAGAACCTTCTCCAATGTATCGGCATCGTATATACATCTTTCCAAGTGAACCCATTACCATATTGAACCAAGCTCCAAATTTCTTCGTGAAGTTGGGTAGAGTAATTAGTTGGAAGGGTAAAAAAATGAAACCCCAAATGGTATATCTAGCGCCTCCGTCTCACCAGTTATATCCGAAGTGAATTGAAATTTCAAATCCAAATCAGGTGCAAATTCTCTAACATGAGCTCGTAATGCTCTACTATCTTGCGCCAATAACTGATTGCTTACCCAATTGTTAATGAATCCTCTTTCTACATTACCTTCTACTTCGATTATCATTTTTCTTAATCTAGTAGTAACTTCAACCGGATTAGCCCCTTTTGATAATTTTTCTAATGCTGCAACTTCCGCCTGAACATCTTTCTCATCTCTGTGTGATAATAATTTAAATTTGATTTTCTTACCAGTCTGAGGAAGAGTAAATTCGTATTTATTATCTCTTTTTAATTTAGTATAATCAATATCCTTTGTTTTTACTTTGGATAAATCGATTGTTACTTGCTGTCTTTCTCCACTAAAAGGGTCTGTTAATTCAACTTGATAATTAGCACCATATCCTAAAATACGAGTTGCTAACATAATAGCGTTCTTATCACCTGTAACTAAATCATCGATTGATGTATCTACTACTACAGATTCTAACAACTTATCTAATACTATACCTTTTTTAATTAGGTTCTGTGAAGAAAGAATATCTTCTTCCTTTGCGGTCATATACTTTATCGTAACTTGTCCGCTCGCCAATGGATGCCCCTCAGGGTAACATTTTCCTTCTGATGGTAATGATATAACCTCAGTTGGGAATTCATAATTTTTGTCTGCCATAATAATAACTTATTGTTTGTATATAAATATATATATCACAAATTTTCAAAACAAAAAAAGGGGATAACATTTCTGTTTCCCCTTTTATATTTTATTTTTGATTAGAATTCTAAGATTGCGTAATCGTAAGTTAAAGTAATTTCGATTGATGCAGGGTCTGTAGCATTACTCCAATCCAAGTCACCGAAGTTAGCTTGAGAGATAAATGCTCCTTTTAATTTCCATTGCTCAATCTTATCACCTACTGGACCTAACATATAGAAATCCACATCCTTCTTATAGAATTCTGCGTATCCATCTCTACCTGTTAATGATTCGTGAGATGTTCTAATCCACTCCATTACCGCCTGTGCTCCAGATGGAACAATCGGGTCGAATAATGTAAGGGCCACGTCTTGCCAATCTCCTTTACCTTTCAACTTTCTTTTTACGTTGATATGGTCTAATACAACTGTTTCAAACTGAATTGTTGGTCTGTTTGCCACTCTTACTAAGTATGAAGGAATACCATCGATTTCCACGATGAATCTGTTCTTCATCTTTGGTTCGAAATTGGTATAAAACATTTCGTTAAATTCTAATACTTCTGCCATTTTATTACTTTATTTTATATAAATATTAGTTATTCAAATTATACACTAAAAGTTGCCCCAGTCGGTAAGATATTGAAATCTATTACGATAAATTCAGCAGTTTTAGCAGGTTGTAAGAACACAGAACCTTGTAAAATGTTTCTGTCAATTACATCTGGTGTATTATTTGTTTCATCCATAACCACTCTAAATGCGTAAAGTCCTTGTCTTTGTTGAACACTCTCCAAATAAGGGTTTACAGTATTTAAGAATTTAGCTCTTGTCTGTCCGGTGTTTTGTTCGAACACTAAGAATCTTGAAGTAGATGCAACGAACTTCTTCAAGTTAATTAACAATCTTCTTACGTTGATTCTATCTAATGCAGATGAACTTTCTTGTAATGTCTTCTGTCCGAATGCACTAATACCTTGTCCAGGGAATGCCGCGATTGGGTTTACCTTTCCTTCGTATAATGTATCTCTTTCAGATTGAGTTAATCTATTCATCACTTGAACAGCTCCCTGAATACCACCTCTATTTAAACCCGCTGGTGCGAACCATTCTGCACCTAATCTATCATTCTGTGCGTATGTACCTACCAATAATACTGATGGTGGGACAGGTAACAATCTGTTTGTAAGAGAATCTACAGTTTTTACCCATGGGTAATATGTGCCAACATAATTCGAATCTACCAATCCTGCCTGTTCTACTGCAGTTGAAATACTACTATCTGCTCCAACAAAATCTGCGATATAAAATACATCTTCTCTTGCTTCACATACATCTATAGCTCTATCCACTAATTCATCGTGTAATTCTCTTATAAGTCCAGGTGTCACCAATAAATTAATATCAATTTCATCTGCGTTTGAAATAGTGTTCAATGCTTTTACATATGCTTTACCACCCCAAGTAGTTAAAGTATCACAATCAAATCCCTGTGTATTGGTATTAGTTATATCCGCGCCTTTTTTGATTGGAATAATTGGATTAATTCCATTATATCCTCCTTGTAAAGCTAAACAGAAATTTCTTTTTGATATTTCAACTGCTGCAGTTGAACCACTTAGAACTTCCGCTGCCAATCCAACATTAACGTCCAATCCAAACACTTGGTTTGAACCAGTTCCAGCACTATTCGGAATTGGTTTCAAATAGTTTTTATTATTTTTTCCGTCAGTAATATCAGAATCACCGAATTCAAATCCACTTGAATTTACACCATTTATAGATGCAACTGAATATTTTACTACTGGAACATCAAGTGAGGTAAGAGTACCACCTAATATTCTAACCGGTAATTCATATCCTGCAAATCCAAAAGGAACTGCATTTAGTGGGTATGTACCTTCCGATGCAGTCTCTATGTATATAAATTTACTTTTATTTGAATAATCTCCAAATTCTTTTATTTTACCATCTGCTTCAATTTGAATATATCTGTCTCCAATTCTTCTATTTATAAAATTAGGAGAATTAGGATTTAAGTTTAAGTTATTATAAGTCTCTAAAACAACTTTTCTTTTATCGGTATCATTAAAATCTCTAACAGTCAATGTAAATGTACCATAATCGTTATCTACTATTTTTACGTTGGAAATTTGTATCTTAAATCTAGTATTCTCGTTTTCACCATGTGCAAGTGTTTTAACTTTAAATAAGTTATATCGACTGTCACCATTAAATCGCTGAGATAAAATCCATGGTGTGTTAGCCTGAGAATACCCATTATCTACATTTACAAAATTTTGTGCAGGTAATGCTTCTACTACTATCGCACCTCCTTGTCCACCAGTATATGAGCCACTTATCAAACTAGTTTCATCAAATAGTATATTAGAATATTTAGTTTTTTCAGATGATGGTGATGTACCCAATACTTTATCGATTGAACTAGTCTGCGCTAAATCTATAGATACCGTATAAGGTGCTGACCCCAATG